ATGATCATGACAGATTTCGAACGAAAGTTATATCAAATCTTTGTTAATATGCGTCTATACGGAAAGAATCCGACTCTTCACGAATTGAAAAGAAAGACCGGGAAAGGCGAACAGGAGATACGCGAGGCCATAAAAAGCCTCATCCGACAAGGAACGATTGCTTGGGATAAAGAAAATAAAATATGGGTTATATAAAGTCCCTCTCTAATGAGTCGGGACTTTTTTGTTTTACACAACAGGAACAAAGACACAGATCAAATGAATCATTTTCTTTTAATACAATGACTTTTCAATTATTCTTCTTTTCCTCGTGTTAAAATTTTGATGTTAAATTCCAAAAGAAGGGATATGATCATGAAAGTATTTGAAGCCAAATCACTGCTTTCAGAAGCAGATAGACGCGCAAAGGAATACAAGGAATTAAGAAGTCAGATGGTCAACCTAAAAAAGGCTTTTAAAGCTGTAGCTGATTTAGATGACAGAGAGTTTTCTGGAAAAGGTGCCGACAACATTAAAGCATTTTATCAAGACCACGCAGGTGTAGCTGACAATTGGATTGACTTACTTGATATGAAAATTGCTTTCTTGACGAGCATTTCAGGCACTTTAGAAGACGCCAGCTTATCTGATGCATATATAGAAGAATCCTTCTTAGAACACGAGCTGGCTAACGCCTACACAAAATCAAAATCCATTATGTCTGAACAGAAGAAAGCGATGAAAGATATCTTACATGATATCGACGATATTCTTCCGCTTGATTTGTTCTCGACAGAAACCTTTAAAGACGAACTCGCCGATGCGGAGAACCAACGCAAAAAAGCAATCAATAAAGTAGACAGCGTAGACGAAGCGCTTGTTTCTGAATATGCCCAGTCAGAGCCAAACGAGCAATTCATCAAGAAGGACTTCCAAAAGCTTGAGGAATCCACAGGCAAAGGCAAAAACGCTACGCCCATTCACTACAACGCCAAGGCGTACCGTGACAGTGACATACATAAGAAAAAAGGCGATATTCAAAAACATACTGAAGCTTATTTGACGATTAAGAAGAAGGAAGAAAAAGAACGAGAGATTGAAAAACTGAAAGAAAGACTGAAGAATTATGATTATGCGGATGCCGATGAATTCTATTCAATGGCCAAAACAATTGGGTATGAAAATCTAACAGCAGATCAACAAAGATATTTCACACAGATTGAAAACACACGGGAACTAATGGCTGGAGCCAAAGGTACTGTTACCGCCCTTTATGATATGACAGCTGAAACATTAGACTATATGGCACACAATCACCCTGTCGACATGTTTATTAATTCTGCAGTTGCAGTTTATCACTATGATTCCACGTTTAACTCAATAAAAGATGCAATAATAACCTCTTATGTTAGAGATGTAAAGAATGGAGACGCAGAATCAACAGCTCACTGGATTACATGTGCAGCAGTAAACATCTTTGCTTTAAAAGGTGCTGGTTCAGTTGCTAAAATAGGAGTGAAAACAGCCGGAAAAGCTGCAGTCAAAAAAGTGTCTAAAAAACTGGATGAAACTCCTGATCCACTAACAGTAATTAAACCGTTTGCCATGCGAGAAGATGTTGTTGTAGCAGGTGGCATGCCTTATAATGTCATCAACGATGTGAGCGCAAAAGACAGGCTGCTCCAGCTTGCTAAAAAATTAGATGAAACAAGAAAACCATTTACAGGTAAGGAAATAAATCTCCCTTGGTTAAATAAAGAAAAGTATCGTGCTGTTGAAATAGACGGCAAAGTAAAAGTTAAAGGACAACCTAGAGATGTAAGCCGAAGAGTATACACAATGAAAGACATTGATATTAACAGAGTAGACCCAGATACAGGGAAAACGAATCTTCAGATAATGAAAAAAGGAGATGCTCCTTACGCTAATGATGGAACTAAAGTTAATTTGCATCACCTTATCCAAGAAGAGAGTGGTACAATGCTTGAAATACCTGAAAGCTGGCACAACAAATATAGTAAAGTGCTGCATGGCTTGAAGGGAAATGGACAGAGCTTTAGAAATGATCCAATACTTGAAAAACAGTACAATAATTTTAGAAAGAGATATTGGAAATGGAGAGCTAGACAATTCGAGAATCAAGAGTAAGAGGTGATTTTAATGAACTATTCACAAGTTGAGCAATTCATTAAAGAGAATGCAGAAGATGACGATTTTACGGGTGGAATTAGCATTGATAAAATTAATGCTATAGAGGAAAAACTAAACGTTAAGTTACCCAACAGTTATAAATGGTTTCTTGAGAAATATGGATCTGGTGGAGTTTATGGAGTAAATATACTAGGTCATGGTAAAGCTACTGCAAGAGTGGTTACAGTGACTGAAGAATACAGGAAGTACTATGATTTAATTGATGGAATTGTGGTTATCGAATATATAGATGAATTTTCTTATTGCCTTGATACAAACAGAATGGATGATGATGGAGAATGTCCGGTTATCCTTTGGGACAATCAAGAGGGTTACGGTCGAACTGTGGCCCGTAACTTTTTAGAGTTTTTAATGGAGGATCTTGAGGAATCTAAAGAAAACTGGGAAGAAGATGAAGACTGGGACGATTAAGTCAGAAGGATTGCATTTTAGAGCCCCTCAATATATGAGAGGCTCTTTTATTACTTCAATTTTTCTTCAATTTTCGCTTTAGTCTTAGGTCCATAAATGCCGTCAGCAGTCAGGCCACTTACTGACTGGAACCGTTTGACCGCGTTTGCTGTTTTCGGGCCGTACACGCCGTCAATGCCGTTGTTTTTTGCTCCTTTATCCGGGTAGAAACAAAGAGCTGCAAGAGCTTTTTGAATCTGCCTTACATCATCCCCTTTTCGCATAGGGTTAGTTACTTTAAAGGTTCCAGAAGGCAGCGCATATGACGTTTTTTTGCTGCTTGGTTTAGTGCTTGAAGTGCTTGAGCCTGTGAGCTTTAACTTTTGGCCAACTGTGATTTTATTAGGGTCTTTAATGTTATTCCAGCTCTGAAGATTTGCCACACTCACCCCGTGCTCTTTTGCAATTTCGGAAAGAGTATCGCCTTTTTTGACTGTGTAGGTATCTCCGGCGGTTTTCTTAACCGTTTTTGTCGGCGAAGATGCAGCACCGCTGATCCCTGCTTTAAATGAATCCCAACGGTTCAGCAACTTCCGAGGGCACTCTTTACCTGACCAATGCTTATGAGGCACGACATTTGCAAAAGAAATCCCCTGTTCTTTCATCAATTTCTTGATAAGCCATTGAGCATTTGAAACAGCTTTTTCAAAATCCCCATCGCTATTTTCACAGATTTCAATACCAATTGATTTACGGTTTCCTGTCCCGTTTCCGTCTCCTGCATGCCAGCCATTTTCATTTAAAGGAAGGTGCTGATAAATCTCTTTATCATCCACAGTAAAGTGCCAGCTGGTTGCTGTTTCCGGATTTTTAACATACCGAGCATGACTGGCAGCGTCTGCCCCTTTCGCAGTATTCGAAGTATTATGAACTGTAATATAATGAGGATTCATAGGGTATGCTGGTCTGTTTTTATTTCCTTTCGGAATGAAGTCTTGGATAATGTTTACCATGTTTCATCGTCTCCTTTTTGTTTATAGAAAAGGCCGCCGGGTTATCCAGCAGCCTGTTCATCCTTTTCATTTGTTTGTTCATTGTCATTTTCGATTACGTGAAGCCGGTCCGTGATAGCAGCCGGAATCTTAACGCCGATCTGTGCCAGGTTCTCCGTAATGGAAAGCCCCTCATTGGCGATATAAAAAAGAACGGTTCCAAATGTCAGGACACCGTTCAAATTGAGGATTGTATCTACGATATTTGCCACAATGACCACCAAAAAACTCAGCATCTTACGCACATAACCGAACCACGCGCTACGGCTGCGGAGCTCCTTAAACTTCCACGCTTTCACCACACCGGTAAGGATATCAATGATGTTTAGCACCAGCATTAAATCAAGATATTTTACACCCCCAAACAGATAAACTCTCGCTAAATCCAATGTTTCAAAATTAATAAACACCGTTGTCTCCTCCATTTCTTGTTATCACCTCCTTAGAGGCAAAATAAAAACACCTCTCTGGGTGTTGGTTAACTTCCTAAATCTATGACAACCGGCTCCGTGGCTGGATAAATAAAACCTGTTATTTCTTGATATTCTCCTGGCGTTAAAATCTTTATCGGTATCATATCCCTGACCATTTCAGGAGTCCAGAGTTTGTCATCATAATAATCTTTTATTGTTTCGTACCAATCACTCATTTAATCACACCACCTGTTAACAGCTTGAATGCGAGGTCAGATACTTGCTTTTTAAGCTTGTCTAGCTCTGATGGTTCGGGAGGCGGAGGCTGTAAGCTGTCGATGTATTCTTGTGTAGCTGTTTCGCGCCATTCCGATTTGCCTTTATCGAACACCGGTTTATACATGCCGGCGCCGTCGGGATTAACCGGAGGGATATCTGTGTACCCTTCCGGAATATCATCGCCGTCATTGATAATCATATTTTCAGACGGCACATAGTTCAAATCGTGGTCATATTTGTATATTTGTTTCATTTATAACGCCTCCTCTACAACGCTTTAAACGCGAAATCAAATTTAATATAGTTCGTGTTACTGGATACGTTCTCAACTACTACTTCGCCGGTTGCCCTAAACAATAACCGTGCCACTTGTGCGGTGCCTGACGCTATTTGTATACACCCCATATCGCGAATCGGCCTCATGTTTTCTGGAAGTGTAAAAACGGTCGTTCCAGTAACGCCTCCTTTTGCTGCCCCTCGTACATATACTGTTTTCGTCGCGTCAATTCCGAATACTACATCTGCGCCGCCGTTGTAGTGAGCCCAGCCGTTCTGCAAAGTCGCAACAACCCACGAAAAGTTAGATACGTAAGTCTTGGCGTCAGCAAGAGCCTTATCCGCTTTTTCTTGCGAACCCTTCATTGTTTCTTTAGCGTTCCAAGCTGTGCGCTCATCAGCCGTAATATGCCGCGTAGTATCGTCGTCATGCGCATCAAATTCTATCTTACTCGCCTGCTGTACGTCATCTACATTCGATAAGCCGACCTGCGCTTTTGTCACATCGTGCGGGTTACTCGTGTCATTGACGTGGCTATCAAACTCTGTTTTCGATGCTTGCTTGACGTTATCGACGTTGGACAGGCCGACTTGAGCTTTCGTTACCTTGTGCGGATTGTTCGTCTTGGCTGAGTGTTCGTCCGTATAAGCGTTTGCGTTAGCTTCCGCTGCATCTGCCTTTTCCTGCGCTCCCTCTTTCGTCTCAATCCGGTCGAGGTCCGAGAACTTCGCTTTTAACTCGTCAAGCATTGCTGTTTCTTCGTCATACATCGCTATGATTAACGCCTTTAACGATTCGAAATCATCGACGTAATATTCCGCGAGAGGTGCGATGTTCTGGTCCACAAGACTTTGAGATACTTCAAACCCGAATTTGTGAGCAGAGAGTGATTGGCCGTTCGTATATTTCAGAATGAGCTGACAGTTGAATTTGCCGTACATTTTGATTTCATCCTCATCTAAAACATACTCCGCGATACCTTTCAACGGATCAACTATCGTGACGTCGCGTATTCTCTGCTTACCGCTTGAAGGAATGAGAACCACTTTTCCGGTTACAGCCGACAGCGGAAGAGGGATGCCATCCTTGCGTAAATAAAATATCAACTTTGCTGTATTAATATCTTGCGTTGAAAATATAAAAGCCGAATGATAATTTCCTTCTGTTATTGCGTTTATATCGAACGCGTAAGGACCGTTTTTATAAATTGCCAATATCGTTACCTCCTCTCTTTAGTATGTCGGAACTTCCGGTAGTTCCGCGTCGTATCCGTAGTTACCATCAGATCTCTGTGTAATCGTTGGAGCTTTTCGCATCGTAGGACGAAGATCAACTTGCTTTACAGTCCCGGTGCTGCACACTTGGTAATAGCGTTGACATTCTGATATTTCTTCGGTTAATGGGCGAGCAATGTATGGAGAGGCAAATCTTCCTTTTTCTAGTTTGACGAGGTAAAATTCTACCCACTCGCCCGGAAGCAAACTATCATACGAAGTGCTATCCGCGGTATCAACGTCGACTTGAACCTCTACGTAGTCTTCTTCTAAAAATTTGTATGCGGACATGTCAGGCATCTTTATGTTTAACACAAAGAAGGTAAACCGACTCGTTACCAAGCAAGAACGAACCGCAAGGTTATCGTGATTTCCGTCATGGGTTAGATCGAGATGCAGTTTCATTCTATGGGACGATTTATTGGTTCTCGCCCACAAAGCCAAAGTATAATCTTCGCCACTTCTAAACTGAGTCGGGTTTTCAATTCGCTGTATTAGATCAGTACGCGATATATTCGAAACATTTTTCAATTTCGTTATTCTCAACCCGTACTTATTTGAGAACGGCGCACTCATCGGCTTTTTCACTCTCTCGGTCCGATTGATTCCACTCTCATTTGTACCAACAGCATTAACGAGCCACCTATCGGCTGTAAATACACCGTCGTTAGTAAAACTTGTTCCGCGCTGCCATACATCAAAGGCGCCGTTTGTCACAAAGTTTCTATTCGGCATATGCAAGGCAACTTTGTCATAAGTTATTTCAGTAATATTCGGCCTCTGTACGGGCTGTGTAGATATTAACGTCCCATCTTGTGCACCGGCCAATGTCACAAATATTGTTTCTTTCCCGCTCCGTTCAACTGTGACTTGCAGCAAAGCTGGAATGACATAGCCGTTATGGTTAAACATACAGATGCCTTCATTTTCAAAGTCATAGTTATTGCGATCAAAGTCATAATTCTCTTGTATTAAGTCCGCAAAAGAATCTCTCGAAAAGGAATATGCTTTAGCAATGCTTCCGTCTAAATTAATGACTGTAATCGCAGGAGCTCCTTTCCCCTGTCCTAAAATGATTTTGTTCTCATGAAACGTAATCCCTTGAACTTTTTCGAACATAATTTCTTTGTTGTTTACCATGACTTCCATCAATAAAATCGGACTACCTGCAACTATACTTTGGAAATCATAAATATATATTCGATCCATCTTCTCATTCGTTGAATTACCAGAAATAAAGTATTTTTTGTCGATATCATTACCGGTTTTGTACGAACCGAGAACTTGCATCGTTTGTACAATTTCCCCAGATGTATAATTGAAAATTGACAACTCGTTTTCGAATTTTTGTCTAACGAGAAAGCATAGATCGCCACTTGAATTCTTGAACCAAGGAAGCCCCTCATTGTACGTAGAATTTGCGATTGTAAATTGCCTTGAATCTTTAAATTTAGCACTAGACAATTGATATCTTGATATTATGCAGACGGTTCCTCCGTTTTCTTGTCTTGCTACATATAACTCATCGTCATCTTGATTTATTGAAAGCGCCTGAGGGAATGGGCGTGTATGATCCCTTGCCGGCACCGAAAAAATGATTTTTTGATAATTGAGGTACTCCTCAAACATTAAATTCCTTTTTGTTAACTCCCTATACAGCCCGTCGATGTTCTTCTCTGTATTAAATAACCGATCATTTGCTGTATTGAAAACCTCGCCTTTATTATTGACCCGGAGGTCGATGACCTCTTTAACATTGGACCCGTCAGCATTTAAAATGAGATTATTTAGCCGTTTTTTTGATATCTCAATCTCCTGAAAGACTGAAAGCTCGTCTTTATGTTTAATTTGATCCGAAGTATGGGCAGTCTTAGCTTTTTTATGATATTTTAATCTATCTTCTAAGAGATTGACTTCGCGTTCTGTGGCCTTTGCATTTTCATCAAGCTGGTTAAATAATTTTATATTTGGGGCATCACCATGCCTTTTGTTTAAATAAAGCGTCATATAGTCACCTCTATTTTTGTCCTACTATGAGGATTTTTATTTTCGACCCGTCTGGTACTTCAAGAGGATCACTGATTTTGCCATCTTTATATAGGGTTATATTAATCTGATTTACGTCAACATCATCAACATAAAGTGAATAGCCCACATCTTTCATAATTGTATTGGTATCACCAGTCACATACTGGATGATGTAATCATCATCCGTATTTAAAGAAAGGATGCTCGCTGCCAAGGAAACAAAACCATCGCCATAAGACACAGACCATTCACCATTTAAGAATTGCAAAGAGAACGTATATGTGGTCTGCTGTGAAGCCTGCGTATTCGCCAGACTTTGCTTTATTTGATTGATTTCAGCAAGCCCCGAAGCCAATTGATTTTGATAATTCTTGATGGCTTGTTCCTGATTCTTCGCTCGCTTTTTATCTTCAATTTCCATGTCAACACGGCTTTTTCGTTTCCCGCCAATTGTCAGTTCAGAGGGCTGTTCTGGTCTTAATGGGTTGTATGAGGCCCCTGTTGCTCTCAACTTCCCATCAAAAGTGATTCCGTTTAGAGGCGTATCAGCATATACACGAATGGTATCCCCTGCCATAACCGGCTCTTCTATATCAGCCAAGGCCTGATCTAACAATTCCACATAGTCGGCATCATAGGACACCTCTGCGTAAGGATTGACTTTGGTTTTAAGCAGCTTAATCATGTCATCCTTTGTCTTGATTGAATCATCCGTGACCGGTTCCGCCCAGGAGGGCTGCCCATTGATTAGGAACTTTTCTTCTTCCGGGTGAACATAGGTGACTGGAGGAAAGATATACTTTTCATCCTCATTCTTAAAAGTTCTGTACACCCCGATAATGTTGCCGCGCAGAAGATACATGACCGGATCGACTTTCTTTGTGCCTTTTGTATTAGGGTTATTGCTGTCCCTGCCTTTAAAGGTAGCCACTACCTTATAAGTTTTACTGTCCAGGCCGCGAATGATATCAAACTCTTTTTCTGTCGGGTCTGAATCTTTATAGACAGATATGGTTTTCATCTGATCGCCTATCTTAAATTCCCATTTACCACCCAGCTTCGACACAAGGGTTTTGAATTTAAAGCCTGTCCCTGTGAAAGAAAAAGAAAACGTGGCTCCTATTTTCTTCGTGTAATCTGCTTTTAATGAACTATCATACGCCCAAGTGCCCGTTTTAGAATCGTAGGGAATGGACTGATCGCCCAGGATGTCTTTATCTTCCTTGAGCTTCCCGTATCCTTTCACCCGTGTTGTCGTGTTATCTTCGCTTGTTGTGATCTGTAAAGACGTTAGATTTGAAAGGTTATCCAGCCTTTTTACAATCTCTTTGCCGGCTTTTTTGTAGATGTATAAATGCGTGTTATCCGGGATGATTTCAACCCCAAAGGTAGAAATGATTTCGTCCATCAGCTCAGAGGTCTTTTTATTGCCGAATCCCTCCAGCTTTTTAGCCCCGATCCCCTTCGCATCCGGCATAATTGTAAATGTGATTTCACTGCCTTTCACTGCGTGCTTAAGTGCTTCGTTGAGAGTTTTTGTACCCTCTATCGTCTCGTGAACAACATGCTTGATCGCCCTAAAGGAATAGATATGCGTGGCTGTTATGTCTTTAGTTAGCAGTGCGCCTTCCTGTTTGATCGTAGGCGTGTTAATGAAATACTGCTGCTTTTTATACTGAACCTCGTCGATAATAATAAAATTCCTTCCGACTAAAGCATTGAAAGGAATCTGATTGTATTCAGTCAAGGTAATTGAAAAAGACAAATCCTTTTTCCCAGTGACGTCATCATTCACTTTAGGTTCAACGTGAATAAGCTCATGTTTTTGACCCGTTTTGATGTCATGGACAAACATCTGATTCAAAGAGCATCCCCCCTATTTATAATAAAAGTGTGTAATGAATCGGATATCGCTGTAGGTAGCGCCGGCAATCCTAAATTGATTCTGGCCGGCTGCAAGAGTCGGGAACCGCCCACTTCTATCGGAAATAGGCACAGAGTTCTTCAAAATGTGATGTTTCAAAAGCGTTATCTTATCCATTTTTGAAAATTTCCCGTTCAGCGTCAGGGTCTCATTTGTTGTGATATTAGTGATTGAAATATCAGTACCCTGCAGATACATTTCGACGTTGTAATTGTAGTTAATCGGGTCCAGTCTTACGTCCCCTATGTTATCCACTACAAAAGAGTTTTTATTTTGAAAGTGAAACACAGGTGTTGAGTCCCGCCGGATATTCATGCCCAAGTGAAACTTTTCGTCCTTCAATTCCATAGATGCAGTGCTGTCATTTAATGACTCAGCAAGCCCCTGAATGGCCGTTAATGTAATATCCACTTCCTGATACTTTTTGCCGTTTTCTTGATAGATGGAAAATGCGTCATCACACGTAACAAGCCACCGTTTATAAGGCTGCTGTGTATTGATCACATAGTAAGGGTCCTCTTTTACAAAAAGGTTGTAAACAGCGTCCCTTTTGATCTGGAACTGATAAGAGCTGTTTGCCTCCACAAGCACTTTTATGTTGATTTTTCTTTCTGTGTAACGCCCAGTGTTGCCTTGCTTAAGCATCATCGTCCCATTAATGAGCGCGTTTGTTCCTGCTGTCTGCCTTTCGAACACTGGCGCCTCCGGCCTAAATGAAGAAAGCGAGACACCTGGAAGAGTCTCGCTTAAATACTTGCCGTCTATTATTAGATCATAGTTTATCAACCTACCACTCTCCTAAGAGAAGCTTACATTATTCAGCAATCCCTTTTGGTTTCTTTCCTTGTTGTATGCTTCGTCTTGAATTTTATTTAATTCCTGGATGCTTAGTATTACTTTCGGGTCCTTCGCTACAAGCTGCGTTAATAGTCTTACCGTTTGGCTTAACAGATTAATTTCCGCTTGCTGATTGCTGTTTTGTTGCTGCAGTAAAGTCACCATGGTTTTCAATGCGTTTGCATCGCTTGAGCTTGACCGGCTTTCCGGCTCATACCCAACCATTTTACCCGCCTGGCTGAGAACCTTATGAGCTTGGCTGCGCCTAAATTGACGCAACGGCAGCAGCATTTCCCCTTTATGGACCTCGGCCATGTGATCACGCGTAATCAATCCACCTGTATCGTAACCGATGTAACGACCGCCGCGCGCCATTGACTTCAAGCCAGGATGATTTAAGATGCCGCCATATCGACTATTAAGATAGTTGATTGACGCAAGAATTTGATGTACAGGGTTTTTGATATTCCCGTATCCAGGCTCCTTATTGGCGTTAAAGGTGCTCGGGATGAACTGCATAAGCCCCTGGGAAGGGTGCCCTGCTTTCCAGTTTGAATCCCATCTGTTTACAACATTCGGATTGCCGCCTGATTCCTTCATCGCTATTGTCTCAAGCGCTGAAGCATACTCTGAACCCAGCCCTTTTATCTTTAAGGCTTGAGCAACCCACTTTTTGACGGCTTCCGTGCCGCCCTCACCAAAGTTGCTTGATTCTCCAAACTTATCTTTGATGAATTTGACAAAGTTCTTTTTGATAAGGGAGAAAGAACCCTTTAGGACATCCCCTGTTATGCCTTTTACCTTGGGCAGTTTCAATCCCAGCTTTTCAATGACCTTTTTGACAAGTTTTGACGGGTTGCTGATATAGTCAAATACATCTAAGGCAAGGTCCTTCACTTTTCCAACGGCTGCCTTTGCGCCATTCCACATCTTTGAAATAAAGCCTTCTTTCTTCTTTGTTCCTTTCGCATAAGCTGGAATTCCAGAAAGAAAAGCTTTAGTGTCAATCGCTGACAAGACTTGTGTTCCTTTGGGAAGGTTCATGAGCGTATCAGTCGCTGGGCTCAGTCCCGTGTGTCCCGAAGGGGTTATAAAAGCTTCTGGCCCAGAATTTGAGCCTTTACCATCACCGAGAATGGCTGGGCCTCCTGGATGTCCTCCTGTACCATTTGCATACTGAGGAACTTCCCATTTAGGGATTTTAGTATCAACCCCGATTTTTCCCAAAATCCAGTTGATACCCTGCTGAGTAAAGCCATTGATGATTTTACCGAATCCGCGAAGCGTTCGGTTTCCAAAGGCCTTTATTCCGTCCCAGGCTTTACCCGCCATACTCTTAATTCCGTCACCCATTTTTTTAGGTAGGGCCTTGGCCCCCTCTACGATGTCTGAGAATTTTTTAGAAATACTTGTTTTCATGTCAGTGACAATTTTCAGGGCTTTATCCTTCAAGTAACTAAACATTTTTCCGGCGTTTGTGGCTCCATCTTTAAACAAACTTTTGATCCAACCCCACATTTTTGGAAAAATGCCCTTTAAGCCAGCGCCGAGAGCCTTGGCACCGCCAAGAATCTTGCCGAAAAATGAAAGTTGGATAGCATTCCAGACGACTTTTATCGCGCCAGAGAATATTTTCTTAATTCCTTCCCACATTTTCGAAAAATTCCCGGTCAATAACCCAGAAAAAACGAGGATAACGCCCTGGATAATTGAAATTGCGCCAGTGATGACGCCCTTTATATTCCCCCAAACAGAACGTATGATCGCAAGTATAGCCGGCATGACAAATTGGACAATCGACCACACATTTTGAAGGGCTTGAGTAATAACGGAACCGTTTTGCTGCCAGAAAGACTTCCACTGTCCAGTGAGTTGGCCAATAAACGACATCACGCCGCCTAGTGCCTGTTTGACCAGAGGACCAAGAGTTCCAAAAACTTGGGATGCAATAGTGCCGAGAGTCGAAAAGGTCGGCTTCATGGCGTCAAAGCTTGCTTTCATGTTAGATATGATGGGCTGTGCCTGCTGCTTAAAGCCGGAAAAAGCAGTCTTGATATTGTTTATCCCGTCGATAATGGTTTGGACCGTTAACACCGGGAAAAAGTCCATCAGTTTATCGGCACCTTTAGACGTATCACCATTGAAAACGTCCATAACGCCCGAGAAAATAGTCTTTAGATTCTTTCCAGCATTCGCGATATTGTTGAAAGTCGGTTCAAGGCTTTTCATGCCAGACTCTAAGCCAGCCATGACCGGCTCCAATACGTCTAAAAGGCCGTTGCCGATCGGAAGGAGAGCCGACAAGGCGGAACGACCTATCTTTTTCAGCCGTGCCCCGAAGTTATCCTGGAGAGCTTTTCCGGCCTCTTTCGTTTTCCCGTTCACATCGCCAATCTTTCCATTAATGCCGCCAAGGGCATACATCGCGTCAGCCTCAAGGTCTTCCCATTTGGTGCCGTACAAAGCTACCCCGATATTATTCGCCTTGACTTGGTCTTTCATCCCTTTCAGCTCACCCAGAACTGCGTTAGAAACGTCTTTAACCGTCCCTTTTCCTTTTAGAAATTGGCTCCATACTTTCTGAGTGCTTCCGGAAAGCTGCGCCATCGCTCCGGACGTCGAATCGGAGCCGTCTTTCACTCTGATCTGAAATTCTTTCATGACGTCATTAATGTAGTCGAGATTATAAACCCCTGCCTGGCTGCCCTTCGTTAAGAGCTGGAAATATTCTTCCGCAGAAAAACCCATTTTGCCGAATAAAGGCGCGTACTCGCTCAAGTTATCAAACATTTCGTTTGAAAAGTTTAGCCCCTTTTGGGCACCGTACGTCATCAAATCAAAAGCCTTTTGGCTCTCAACACCGAAACCTTTCATAATATTGTTGCCAGCTCGGGTGACTTCATTTACATCTGCGTCAAAGGTTTCTGAAAGAGTAATAGCCCCTTTGGTTACATCCTTTAAATCCTTGTCGCTGAGCCCCCTGATATTCTGACGGACCTGTTTCAGGGCGTCTTTGACTACATCCATATTTTCGCCAAAACCGTCTTTCCAAACGCTTGTCGCTACTTTCGTCAAATCTTTCGCTTCATCTTTGGTAAGGCCCAATTGAGCCCTGAATTCACCCTGTGATTTTTGAGTATCAAGCGCCATTTTAGCGCCCATTGCTCCGACTGCGGCAGTTAACCCGGTTACTCCCGCAATCCCGGCAGTCAACGCGCCCACTAGCCCCACTTTGATAAAAGAACTGAATTTGGATACTTTCCCGCCAGCGTCTCCACTTGCATTGCCAATCTCTCTTTGGCTGTCCGTCAACTCATCAGCGCTCTCGCTTGCTTGGCTTTGGGCTTGTTCCAGCCGTTGGTATTGCATCTGCGCGCGCCGCAGAGACCCTTCCAGAGAATGATATGATTGAATCTGAGTATTGAGCCGCTGGGCGTATTTCTGGGCCTGCTGTGAGCCTTCGCCGTATAGCTCAACCTGTTTCTCGTAAGACTTCCGGTATTCTTCCACAATCCTCTCTTGAATGGAAAGCTCATTTGATAAACCTTCAACCTGCTTTTTGCTGGCTGTGAGTTCATCGCCCATTGCTTTAAACTCTTGAACAGTTGCTTTTGTAGCTGTCCGCGCTGTTTTGAGGTTATTTCTAAGACCGGTTATCCCTCTGTTTACGCCGGCATCGTTTAGCGTGGTATTAATGACTAAATTCCCTATTGGTCTGCCTTCTGTCGCCAAATAGTTACCTCCCTTCTATGGTTTTTTAGAAACACAAAAAGAGCGCCTTTACAGACACCCTTTTACAAAGTAGCACCAAATATTTGATAAGCCGGGACCAATTTGTTCTCTTCCTCATGCTTGTAAGCTGCAAGATCAAAGAAGCGTTGTATATCCATTTCATCTATTTCATGAAGCTTGTAACCATTTTCCATCAAATCAAGATACATCTGCTTCATTCTGTTAAGATAATCCCTGTAGGTCATTGGTTTCCCTGTTATTTTTGAGACTCCACTGCCTTCTTCTTCAATTGAGCCTTTTTTTTACTCTTTGTCATCGCTTGGTCAATAATATCTCTGAGCCAGTCACCTAAATCCTCAGAAGCAACACCGTCCAAAATATCGTCGACGTCAAATTGACCTTTAAAAATATCCACGACAAGACCCATCATATCCGTCATAACCTCATATTCGGTCATTTTTGAATCCTCATCCGTTGCTAGCGCATGAATCTCTAATGCTCTATAAGTAAACCGCGATGTAACAATCGGCTGAATGAATGTTTTTTCAGGAACTGAGACAATTTCCCCGTTTTCGCCAATTTCAGCATTTGCATAATCTTTCAATACTGCTTTAATCATGTAAAAACCACCTTCTTATATTTATAGAAAAAGCAGCCGGACAGCGGCTGCCAGTTTTATTTCCCTAAATCTGCACTTACTTCTTCTGTTATCGTGCCGTCTGGCAGCATCCCATAAGCGCGTTCATAGAATTTTTCTAATGTGAATCCATCGTTTTGATCATAGCCAATTAGGAACACAAGCCCGTCCGATTTACGCGGCAAGAACTGTCCTTCGATCGTGTCTGTTTGATAGTCAACTTTATCTTCTTTCGTTTTTCCTTCCACAGAAGGGATGCCGAATTTCCCTTTTAACAGAGCGTAATACACATAGCCTTTCTCATGGTGTTTTTGACGCCATGTAATGCACACGTAAGGCGGCTCCATATCTTTGTGATACTCTTCAATACCATCAACAACCTTCACACCTAAAAGAGTTCTTTTCATTTCGGTAGTAAGATCTGCGACGTTTAATTCAAGTTTTGTTTCACTGACTCCTGTACTTTTCACGGCATAAATGCCGTCATCAGCCCAAAGGGGTGTTATTTCAGATGAAACATCCAGCTTCGCTTCAATTGCCCCAGGCATATCTACGATAGCAGAGGCTTTTTCATCAACAAGCTCGGCATATTTAATACCGCTTAGTCCCGTCTTAGCCATTCATATCATCCTTTTCTATATTTATTTTTTGAATATCAATTAATTTCGTGGCCCTGTATCTCCGGGCGTACCGGTACAGAGCAATATCCGGGTCACGGTCAAAGGCTGACGCATATTGCTTATAGTCATTCTCTGCCATGATCTGATCAATCACAGGCTGAATAGCCTGGGCATCCTTTAGTGTTTTGGTCCATAAATCTATTTGAATATCAACCTCAAATGTTAGAGCCCTATCGTCCGCATAGTCTTTTCTGTGGCTCTCAAGCTCATTAATGCGAATCATTGGAGCCTTTTCTATGTCTTGATCTTCTTCCGGAACAAAGACCAGAAATATCCGGTCGCTGTCCACAAAAGAAGTAAGGGTTTCGTTTTCACTTAAAAGCTTTTCAACTTCCTGGATGGGAAGCATCATAGTCCCAGCTCCCTCATGTAAACTTGCTGTACAATCTGCAAAACCGTTTGCTCCATCTCGTTTGATGTCCTCTCAATAAAGTGCTGCGGGGGCTGCTTGATCGTTCCAAAGTTTGAGAAGTGCAGGCGGGATGCCGTTTCTTTCCCATATCCTACACTTGCATATATCTCCCCGTCTTCCTTCGCCTTTGAGTACACCACATTATCTTTCATGTGCATTTTGTGTGGGTCGTGGTCACTTTCTCTGCCTCGTGGTGTATTACGCTCCAGAGCCTCAGCAAAAACCTGAGCGCCTGCCTGGACGGCTGCTTTGGCTGCCCTAGTATTTTTTCTTGCAAGCTTATCGAGCTCTTTTTCTATGCCGTCGATCCCGTCATCTTGCCGCGCCATCAGCTCACCTTCTCCGCAAAAACATTGATCAGGTTTTTGTCCTGAGAGTTTGGGAGAATGTCTTTTATTTCGTAAAGCTCATCATCATGAAGAACATGCATGTTATTTGTCGCCTTCTTAACTTGCTGATAGCGAATAATGAACGTGATGCTATTTTCTAAGAAGGTGCCAGCTGTCGTGAGCTTTTCCCTTAACTTCTGTTCTCTTATCTCAGCCCAGCAAGAAAATAAGGGCTCATTTACCACAATATTCTCCCTGGTTTCCGGGTCCTTCCCGTTCTTTCGTGTAACAAAAGTGATGCGTGTATTGAGCCGGCTAAAGTCCATCTGTATACGCCCCTCTGAATTGCTGAATAAAGTTTGTTACGCCGAAAGGTATTTCTTGCAACGCTTTGTCCATTGATGATACGCGCTGTTCATACCAGGCACCGACCAAGAACATGACAGCTGTATCAAATTTAGGGTTGTTTTGAAAGAAAGCATCCCTGTTCGGCGAAAGCGTTACGGCGTCCTTGATATAATCTTCCGCAGTATCTTTCAGCCGCTGGATAAACCCATCATCAAAATTGTGATCTATACGCATCGCAAGCTTTAATTCTTCAAGCGTCATTCCAACACTCCTTTACAAACAAAAAGGGACGCCGGTATGCGTCCCATTACGTCATTATTTTGCTTGTGCTGCTTTTTCCAAGGCTTCAATGCGTGAAACAAGTTCATTGTATTGCTCTTCCGTCCCAAAGCCGTCTTTACCAGGATCGCCCTTTTCTCCTTTAGGACCTTGTGGGCCAGCTTCACCCTGAGGACCCTGGGCACCGGTCTTTCCTTGAGGACCTTGTGGGCCTGTGTCTCCTTTCGGTCCCTGTTCGCCCGGATCGCCTTTAGGGCCTTGCGGACCTGCTGGACCTTGTGGGCCTTGTTCTCCCTGCATCCCCTTGATAAACAGAGGATTTTCTTCACTGTTTCCGCCAAGGTAAACCCGTGTTATCGGCTTTCCGTCCGTGTCTTTTTCCGATGCTGTCCATACACTTCCACTTTTATTTAGAAATTCTTCCGCCATTTTCAACAATCCTTCCCAATTATTTTTTTATTGCCCCACGTCTACTGCTGACTGGTCTTCTGTGCTAGTTGTCGGTTGATTGATAGTGACAAAATAGCCGGCTTTGTCATCAGCTTTCTTCACATCGAAACGAATCGCCAGGGAAAGGACCTGTCCATAAAGATCATTTTCCACCCATTTCGCTGTGGCTTTTAATCGATTCGCAAAAAGAACAGCCCTTTTTAAATCCCCGATAAACATAACCGCGTCGCCGTCTTTTTCACCTAAAACAAGATCATCTACAACTGTGTTTGGTATTCCAAACAATACTTTTCCGGATGGGGATGAAATATTTTGCTGTAAAATGTACTGACCGTTTTTATCTTTCAACGTATCTAAGAATTGGAACGCTGAAGAAGTTGCGACAATATCACGTTTATAGGCCTGTTTTAAATACACATTGAGAATTTTCTTAAGTTCGTCAGTTCCTGAGACTGTCATCGTTGTAAATGTGCGCAGAACTGCAGCAATTCGTGAATTACGTGTATTCCGTTCAATTTGTTGCAAATAATTCGCTACAAGAGCTGTTAAGTCAACACCCGAATCATCAATAGCCTCCTGAGAAATTGGCAATTGACCGCGGTAAGTTACAACCTTCCATTCCACTTTCTTAAACTTTGGTTTCGCTAACTCTGGGTTTTTCTCTAATTCTTCTACAGAGTTGAGTTGAGTGCTAGCGTTCTCCAGAACTGGATAAGTACCAGATGAAGTTGTAACAGAAACATTATTTACCATAGTACCAAGGTCAACAACGTCTTCCGGTTCCTGTTGTGGCTTAGTGATTACATCAATAGGAATCAGCACTTCTGCGCCATCAGATTTCAAACCGTCGCGTTTTTCCCCTTTTGATCGCAAAAACTCTTCAAAAGCTCTTACCTCTTCTGTCTTACCTGGTTTGATGATTGTACGGAAGCCTCCGCCATGCATTGATCTTTTCTCCTCGTCGTCTTCTTCTTTACTCCCAGCTGGTGCAGGGTTCTCCGGCTTAAGCCCGGCTAACTCTTCATACTCCGCAAGCTTTTTCTGCAGGCCGTCAAGCTCTTCTTTCATGGAAGTGATTTCACCTTTCAGAGCTGTAGCTTCGTCCAGCTTGTCTTCTTCTGCTCGTTTATGGGCTTCTGTGATTTTTGTATTAATGGCTGTTTGTTTTTGAGTAATCTGTGATCTTAGTTCCTTAATTTTTTCAGATAACATGTGTTTGCTCCTTTTCAAATAAAATAAGCACCCGGTTTTCGAGTGCTTTACAATCCCATTTTTAATAAATCCAGCTGCAGCAGCAGCTTTTCTTTTTCCGGATTCCGGTTTCTTTCCTCGTACTGCTGCAAATTCCGTTTTGCAATTGTCACGTCAGTGTCTTCATAAGCCGGATAAGTAACGACTGACACATCTGTAAGCTTTGAAATGTTTCTCAAGCTCCGCAACGGCAGGCCGGTTTCCTGGTCACGAGTAAAACTATCTCCATCCTTCCCCAGCATGAAGCCGAAAGAACAATTCGAGATATTGCCAACCCGCAGATTTTCGTATAAATCCGATGCGTACTGTGTATTCGGCAAAGTAACATCAAACCTTAAGCCAATGTCATCAACTTCAAGCTTAAGCGTGCCGGCAGACGTACGGCCAAGAATCTTGGACGGGTCATGGTCAATTAAAGCCCGCACATCGCTCATGTCTGTCTGATCCAGAGCCCTTTTATCAATCATTTCAATAAAACCACCCAAATTGTGGCTGCGGGTGCCGAACTTTAAAGCATAACCGCTAATTACTTTTGGGCCGTCATCGTCTGAATGAGCTTTTAAGGCCCCTTCCTGCGATGTTCTAATCTCTACTTCCTTAGACATTCTCCTCACCTCCTTCACCTGCTGACGAGATCGGCAGGCTCTTTGCTTTTGCTTTCTGAATCTCGTCCATTGAATCAATGTTCACATAGTTCAAACTCATGTAACGCTTGTCCCCATTTGGTATTGGCTCGTAACCATACTCAGCCAAGGCATTGTTGAGAGAGAAAATACCGTTTTGCAACAGGGCAATAACATTCTCGCGCTTTGTTTTCGCGTCCGTTTCTCTAAATCGCCGTGTGTCGAATTGAAATTTCCGCTGCAGGTTTAAAGGGTACGGCAGCATTTTGAAATTAAGCTCTGAGGCGATGGCCGCAAAATAGTTTGAAAGTGTATTTGTCAGATAGTCCAGGTTCGCTTGTTCTAGTGAGGTGTTTACCTGCTCAATGCCCAGCTTATGCGCCGGCAGCCCGAACACTTTGGCTATCTGTTTCGTTGAATGCGTGTAGTTATTCACGACCTCAAGCACTTTTGTATTGATTTCTAACTGGCTAAACTCCATATTTTCATCAAGTACAACAACCCGTTGCTGATTCTTAATGCCAGAGTTTGCTTTTTCAAATTCATTACGGATTTTGTCCTTTGCCTCAGGAGACAAATGACCTTTTTTCATGTTTACAATACCGCTTAAGTTGACGCCTCTTCTGAAAAAGTCTGTAACAAGGCGCTTCCCAGCCTCCTGGCTTTCAATTTCATGCTTAAGACTAGAAAGAGGACTCATACCTGTTATCCCGTCCATGCTAAAAAATTTAATGTGCAGTACATTTTCCGGCTTCAAGACTCTTTCTTTGCCGCCAGACGGATAATACCGGTACAGTATTTCATTCCGGTCCTGCAGCTGCTCGGCATAGACTTCACTGTTCAATAAGTGAATCAGCTCTAAAGGCGTTCCCTCTTTGTCCCGGACTATTTCCGCGTAAGACTGGCCGTTCATTAAAGCGTTGGCCACAAGAATAAACTTAAAAAAGTATCCTGAATAATAATCATTGGGCTTCTCATTCAGTAACCTGAACAGGTCGGAATCCTTTTCCTCAACACCATTTTGATGAACCATAATAGGTGATGCTGCAATATCAGAGGAAAGAGTGAGAACCGCAGTGAATACATCGCTGTTTTTAATCGCACTGACAGACGTGTAAGACAGCCCGTCCAAGCCGAGAATGATTTCATTGAACTCTCGTGCTCCTGGGCTCTGCTTATCTAACGATCGAAAGAATGCCACTTAATCACCTCCCTTCCTCTTCTTTTGGATTCAGCAAGAAGGCAATAAGAACGAGAAAAAGACCTGCCACAATAAAGCCGGCTACTGGATGGAGAAAGAAAACCCCATAGTCGATCACAAACAAGCCGGCCAAAAATAAAAGAGTATGCAAGTTCAACTTAATAAACTGACATACTCCCAACAAAAATGTATTTATTTTTCCGATTTTCATGGCGCCCCTCCTTTTCCTAAAGAGTGAATTCTTCGCTTTCGTAATAAGAGTTCCAATCAAATTCATCTGTATAATAGTGCATTGCTTCATAGTGAGCCGTGATCATTGCAGCAATCGGATCAATTTTCTCACGGTTCTTATCTTTATCAATCCTGATTAAATCATTAAACTCTTTGACTATTGCATTGTTTACGGCAATTGTCAGTAATGGGTTGTCATCATGAATGATGCGATGATCATAGACACATAACCTGAAATCTTTAGAAGGTGGAGACAGACGCTTTGCCCCCTGCCCAACTTCTATTAGTGGGTATTCTTCCAGCTCATTCAACACCAAAGAAATAGCATGAGGGTCATAAAGAATGCCTTTAACCTTAAGCTTTTGCGACTTAATTCTATGCTTAATATAGTCGATGACCTGCTGCTGATTGATAATACCCGTCTTTTTATTTGTTATTGTGCAGTAACCTCGGTCAGCTAACTCCCTATAATCGATTTTATCCCGGCTTATTTTTTGGTCCAGACCGCCTTTGGTAGCGACAAAAGAGTGACTGTCCACGTAATACCTTTGTGCATCGTCGTTTAACGGATAAATCCAAGCCGTAGCCGTTAAGTCATCGGACCGCGACATGTCTAAACCAATATAAACTTCCCTGCCCACAAGGTCAGGTTTTTCTTTAACCGCACAGGCATTCCAATCGTCAATAGAAATAAAGCTTTCCTCGCTCACTTGCCGCCAAACATTAAAGTTTTTCACATACAATGCATTTAAGTTTCGCTGCTCTTTTGCTGCAATCAAGTCAAGCTTTAATGATTCCATGATTGTCTCGCCAATTTCAGGATGCTCCAAGATAGGGTTTGACTTTATCCACGTTTCGGGAAGCTCCGCCTCTTTTTCGACGTCGTCCTGTTCGTAAATGGCGATGAAATAATCATCCATATTGCGCTCTTTTCTTAACACTTTTTTCAGCATCTGAACTTCTTTATACATCGGGACGTTAGGGTTTAACCCCGCCGTGCTAATGATCGCAAGTAAACTATTTTTCAAAGCAATCTGACCGGATTTTAAAAGGTTGTACATTTTCAGGTCTTTGCTTTCGTGAAATTCATCAATGATAGCAACCGTTGACGCAAACCCATCACCCGTTGATGTATCAGAGGAAATAGGATAGGCAGTGCTGCCGGAGAATAAATCTTTCAACTCGGCGTCTAAGATTTTGACTCTTTTTTTCATAGCTTTAGAGCCATTTGTTAAAGACCGGATTTGATCTTTCATATACTCAAACCCAAGCTTTGCCTGTTTCAGGGCATTGGAGGCAAACACAATTTTTCTGTTTCGCTTTGGCGTTTCACATAGGAAAAATTCATTTGTCCCCATTGTCGAGATTAAAAACGTCTTCCCATTACGCCGGGCCATTGTGATCATCGCTCTTTTAAAACGGCGGTTATCGTTATCTTTTCTCTTCCATCCAAAGATACTGCCAATAATCCATTTTTGATATGACAGCAGCTTCACAGGCTCCCCGGTCTCCGGGTTAGGCAAAATCTCGGTAAAATCGATTCTTGTGTTTGCCTCTTCCACATCAAAATAATAATTGAAAGGTGCAAGTTTCGATCTTTCCAAATCCTCCATATGCCTTTTGCAAGCAAGAATGATATATTCACCTGCAATAATCTCGCCGCTTATAACCGCTTGAGCGTATGCCGTTACATGATCAACCATTCTTACCACGGCTTTTCATGAATTTTGTGATTGGGTCCTCATCGCCCTCATCTTCACCCAGGCCAACAAGTCTCAGCCTTGAGTCTAATGAAAGCCCTAACTGACCGGCGATTCCGCGTATCTCTTTTGACATGCTGTTCATAATATCAACGGATGGGTTTTTCTTTTTAACAGGATAGCCCTTGCTGTTTATTTCTTCGATCGTTTGACCGTTTTCGTTAATATCATTCAGCGCTATCCTGTACTGTGCATAGCTGTTGCAAAACAGAGCAAAGAGCGTCCTGTCTAACTCTGATATTGGCAGCTCGCTAAGATAGGGATATATTCTTTCCCATTCGTTCTTTGCCATTGTCGAAAGCCAGTAGGGTGGTTTCTCTTGCAATGGCGTAAAACCCTTTAATTTTTCTTCCTGCTGCTGCCGTTTCTGCAATTCTTCTTTAGATATTTGTCCTCTTAGTGTTTCCGTCATTTGTTTTCTTCTCGCCAGTAAAACCACCACCTTTCAGCGAATTTCCGCACTACTGATTTTCAACAAATGAACCCATAATAAAAACGCCGATCAACTTATGATGGATAAGGGATCAAGCGCAAAGAACTCTTATTCAAGAACGGCTCAAAATAGTAAAAATCAAAATTTCATTTCAACAAATTTTACAAAGAAGAGGGGGCGCCGATGCCCAGGAAAAATTTTTTGGTACCCGGTTAATGTTAGGGGGGACTTAATTCATTTTCCCGTTAAAAACTTTAGAATCTCCACCCACAATTGGGGAAAGACCATGATACTCTCTAACTTCGTTTACTGTAAGTACGCCACACCGCATAAGACCTGCAAATTTTTTTGGACTCATAGGCTCTTTTTTAGGAACCTTCGGAGCTTTACCTGTTGGTCTAATATGAACCTTTGGGGCTTTAACTATCGGCCTAAATGGCATAATCATTCTCCTTTCCCAAACGTGACTTGGTTATGATGATACTGACACAGTACCTCAAGATTATTTAAATCGTTACGTTCCTGATCATCGTTTAAAACGTCTCTAAGCTCTTTAAACTTGTGATGGACTACTAACCTATGAGACTTATTTAAACGTCCCTGCGAGGCGCAGACGGCACAATGATAGTTACTTTCTCTAAGCTTCTGCTCTCGGAGAAGCTTCCATTCTCTCGAATGATAATAGGAATAGAGTTTATTGTTCTCCCTGTTGTACCTCACATCTTTGTTGTATTGCTTGTCTGTATAACCTTTGTGCTTCTCACAATAGCGTTGTGCCCAGTCCACATAGTTGCGGCAGGCTGGCGCGTTACATCTTTTCATTGGCATTGACTATCACTACATCCCGATCACTCACACGAGTTGAAATTATACGTTTCTCGCCATCCTTAAGTTCGATGGTAGTATTTATTACCAATTCGCCTAAAGGCTTCATGATGCTCCCTCCTGGCGTTTGAAGTGTCTGTTATGGACAATTGCCTTTGTTCCAAACTTGCATTCTTTATTAACGTATTCAATGTCTATATGGGTTGGATTGATTGTCGAATCATCATTTGTTAGATAAGAAAAATTTGCGTTTATAATCGAATCAATCTGTTTCCCTTCGTAAAAAATACGAGGTGCAGCATCAACGTCATCCAGCTCGATCTGTAGTAAAGGAGAGGGCTTAGGTTGAAATAACGATTTCGTTAAATAGACAGGCACCATTTCATCATCAATGGCAAAACCCGTTAATAGTTGGCCAAGTCCATGCAATCTCTCAATGACCTTTAAAGGGACTCCTTCATCACAAACAACGTTTGTTAGTCCATCCAAAGCTATCTCATCTTTATAGTCAATGAATGTTAAGTCTGGATGCTCCTTTTGAAAAGTATGTGCCACGTCCGGAATCATAAGAATAGGAGAATTATTTTCTCTCGCAAACTGGATCAATGCAGTTGTTTTACCGAGAAGCCTTTGATTTGATCTTGTATAAATAATTTCATTGTTCTCTGCTGCCTTTTCCAATAACTCAGAAATGCTCATATATGACAGATTCAACTCCATGTGACGCCGCTCCCTTTTCCCAAAATAAAAAGCGCCCTCCCAATTGGGAAAGCGCCTGTCGATTTATTACCTATTACCATAATACCTTATATAAACCCAAATGGTGTGCCGTTATCCTGCCAAGTTTGTGCCATTTTCAAGGTCTCCATTCAACATCACCCATTAGCTCTTCCATCGGTGCATTTTCATACAAACTGAATTTCAAAGTACTTTTAAGTTCTGACACAAGCTCAAATAAAGATTCTGCTGCCTCCTTATAATCGCCGACTCCTCCAGTATAAAAATTGCTATTATCCATTAACCAATGTTTTTTTAAAAAATTATTATATGCTTCATATATTTGTTGAATTGTTACTTGCTCATGAATTGTAAAGTACTTTGCCATTGTTTCATTACTCAGACCAACTTCTCTCGGAATTTCTTTAATAAGTTCCTCTTTTTCCCTTCCATCACCAAATTGGTAAACAAGAGCCATAAGCATGCTATTAATTCTTTTATCGGCCCAGTGACAATAAGTTCTTCTAAACCTTAATTCTTTTTCATTATGTATGTCTTTCTCAATTTTCCTAATTTCTTTTACAAATTCAAAATTTTCTTTAGATAATTTATTACTTTTGATTGTTGCCTGCCAGACTAAAAAACTAAATATTCCAGTAACAATTATTCCCGCAATTTGAATCCAATTGTCCACGCTCAACTCTAATATTCCCCTCCAAGTATATAGTCTCTTTATCTCATAGTTTATCACAAAAATTGACAGGAAAATCAGCTATCCACACAATCCACGAATTACCCATATGTTTTATACTGTGCAACTCGTCGAACTGAGCCAACCCCTTGTCCTCTCTGTTTTTAACCAATATCTCTAAAATGAATTACACACCTGTTATTTTTGAGGAATTGACGAAAAATGCAAAGAAAAAGGCCCATCCTTGTTGTTTTGGATGAGCCGGGTTATATTTTAAATTTCTTCATAGCGTTGTTCATGGCGTCTTGATTGATTCCGATGTATCGTAGGGTTGTCCGTTGGTCCGAGTGATTAAATATCTCCTGAAGCATGGCAACGTCCTTTGTTTGTTTGTAAAAGTGGTAGCCAAATGTTTTCCTCAATGTATGAGTGCCGATGTCATCTAAACCAACGTACTCAGCAGCCGCCCTGAGAATCTTGTATGCCATCGACCGGGATATTGGCTTGTTAATCCCTTCACGGCTTTTAAAGAGAAACTCATGGTCCTCTTTCCCTTCAACATAGGCCTTAAATTCTCTTTGAAGAGCTGGCGTCATGTCGATTCTCTTTTTCTTTTTCGTTTTCTTTTCTATGAGATTGAAATAAGGGCGTTTCGCGTCTCTTACTCTAAGCTGCAGAATATCCGATATGCGGAGCCCTGAGTTGATACCGGTCACGAATAGCATGTAATTCCTCATGTTTTGCTCTTTTAAAAACCTCTTGATGTAGAAGATACATTCCGGATCACGTATAGGCTGAACAAAATTCATTCAGAGGTTCCCCCATCCTTATATACTTCTTCTCTCAGAGCAAATGCCAACCGATATAGAGCCTTTGCCTTCACACGATAATAGCTGCGCTGGCTCAGGTCCATTTCTGCATACACTTCATAATCATACATTTCTTCCGGCTGCATATAGAGCATGACAATGATCTGCCGTTCTCTTTGAGAGAGACGGTTAACAGCTCTTTGAATCCTTTTTAAGAATTTGTCCCGCTGAATCTCCCAATTAAGTCGCTTTAATGCTGCCTCTTCTGTTGAAGAATGAAACTCATTCGTGATACTTGGCGGAACAATGCTATAAGTAGGTGTAACCTTTGGCAAAAAATCATCTGGCACCTGTAAGAGATATAACCGGTATTGATCAAGCAGCTTCTCTGCTTTTAATTTAGTTGCTTCTTCGTCAATCTGAGGAATATTTAATGTCAACTGATCAATCATATTTTTCTGTTTATCAATCTTTTTCATATTTTTACCCTCCCGTTTATTTACGTTTTAAAGCCCCGCCTTTGCCTCTTTTCAGTGTTTGTCTATCTTGACCCATCATTTGCCGCCAAAACCGTTCAGTACGCTCCTGAGCGTTTTTATTGGGCTTTTTCTTACTCTTTTTCATGCCATCCCTCCGTTCAAATAAAAAACGGACACCAACCAAAGCACAGATTTCTCTGCACAATGATTAGTGTCCGCAGGCGTCTCCATCTTGGACTTATTTAATTTTGTTCTGATGCCCATTTCAATTTTTTGAAATCATCAGAGCTTATTGCAACACCCTCCGTACCACAGTGTGCACAATGAACACCATTTGGGTATTTAAGCATTTTGATATATGTCCATTCTTCACAATCCTCGCAATAGTAGCTGTGCAATTCTTCTTTTGTCACTCCGGGCCCTCCTTAACTGTTTCAAAATCAACCCAAATATCTTTTAATGGAACCGTTATTTCATTTTCATTTGTTATTGCATTGTCTACGACTGAATAAGATATGCCCGCTTCGAAAATAACCAGTTCATTATCATCAATCATATTCTCTTTCAGAACCACACGTTTCACTCCACACCCTCCAATAACACACGATGTTCATAAACGTTGCCGCCGATATTACACGCTCCCCAATGTATACAATCATCAATATGGTAATCGCAATCACTGGGATATTTAAGACCCGAGTTCCCATTTACGCGTGCAACAATCATCGGCTCGTTGTCTTTCATATCAATGTCTTTTTCATAGATCATCTTTCCGTTCTTATCCTTCAACCCTATTCCCCACATTAATACCGATCCTTCTTCGTGACTTCCTGTAATGAGATTCTTGTGGCCTTCGCTGTCCATATGCCGTAAAAACCAATGAGTCCCCATAATCTCTAAACTCATACCCGGATCATCCCAATAATGCATCTGCTCGCCGTCCCAAACTCTGTATGCTGTGTTCATAGAAGCGAACCGTCCATGATAAGGACTTCAATTTCAGGGTTGTTGAAATCCTCTGAAATACGAGTGTAAGAAACAAGCTCCCCATCTTCATCCTTTGTTTGCGAAAACATAATGAGTGCATAGTCGCGTTCTACTTCTCGGATTTCATCGTCTTGAAAATTTTCGTAATCGTCCGTGTCAGCAATTTGCTCGTTGTAAATCCTTTCAGCATCCGCCTCGTCTTTCGCTTTGAGAAGTGCGTAATATGGTTCATTGATTTCATAGAATTTCATTGTTCTTCCCCCTTCAATTGTTTGGATAGCCGCTTCCAGATAGACTGCCTGGTCAAGAGTTTCTTCAAGTGCGTGCTGCAACCAGCCGCGCAGATCATAGGCATTAACTTGGACGGGCTGGCCGTACTTGGCAAGCCCCTTTTCCTGTTGTGCGTTTAATTTGCTGATGACGGCTGAAATGATCGGGTTGTCGGTGTGGTTCATCAATACCCCTCCTGCTGCCGCTGGTGATTGATGGCGTTTTTGTCCATGTATGCGGATTCGATCTGTTCAGGCGTGAATCCGAGTGTTTCCCCCAATGAGTTAAATAAAGAAAATAGATTTTCATAATTATAATGGGCTAATTCGTTATCTATTGTTGTGCATATCACTTCATCATTTAGATATACAATTGCATTGAATACATCCATAAAGGCATGTACACCAGTTCCTTTTGTGGTAGTTCGTTTCAACTCGTCAACGGATTCATTGTTGTAGCCAAGCCGGTTCCCAATGCTCAAGATAAAATGCAGACAGTCCACGTATTCTTCAAGCAGTGGGTTTTTATCACGAAAAGCATTTACATAACCTACTTTGCAAATAGGACACTCTTCATAATCAGGCTCAAATAAGTTTTTAAAATCTTCTTTGCTTAAAATTTCTCCGCAATTGTCATTTTCACATCGGAAAAAGGCTGCATTTTGAGGAGTCGCACCAACAGTTGTTGATAAATTTGTTCTTGGCTTTTGATTATTACTCCAATGCTTAAAGCCGCGCCATTCATTCGCACACTCGGCCAGCTCTACTTGTAAAGCAAGAATGAGGTTCGGCAGCAAGTCCTGACCTTCCAGCCCCTTCTCTTTGATGATCCGTTCATCAAGCGCCTTTTGCATTTCGAACATTTTTTGTAGATTCATATTTATTCTCTCCCTTATTTCCGCCCGCCGACGGTTTTCATTAGATTGTCTTGCAGCAGGAACATTAGATAGTTCCTGCCGTTGTCACCGTACTTCTGTTCAAAAACCTCAATTGCTTGCTGGAGAACGGGCTTGTAATCTTGTTTCATAGCTGTCATCCTCCTATTCCCAGCCGACTGCGATTGCAAAGAATAAAACCAAAACCATCGCCCCAATGAGCCAGCCATTTGTCTTGTCTCTTTTTGCAATAATTGCGTCATTGCCTATCATTTTCAGATCATCAGCCTGAGCAACGATCATAGGTACTTTCTCGACATTAACCTTTAAGTGTTCGGCCGCCTCGTAAATGGTCATCGCTTCGTCTTTTGTGGCTTTGACTGCCCGCTGAAGCTCTACTTGTAAAGGGATCATTCCGCAGCCCCCTCCATGTCATAAACCTCAACCGGTGGCATTTCGCCAAGCCTGCTGAACATGTGCTTTCTTTGCTCCATGAGACATTTATCAAAAACAGCCGTGCTGTGCTTATTGATGATTTTGATTAAATCCTTACCAACGCTCTCGAAAAATTTCAACGTGTCTTCTTTGTCGATTGTCATCTGATAGATTTTAGAGGTCATCGGAATTTTAAGAACCTGTAGTCCGGTTGTTACCTCTGATACGTTAATATGATCAAACGATGGGATAGCGCAGAAACGATATTTTCCAACCTGAATCTCATGGCCAACCGCCGGCTTCCATTTGCCATCCTCTGGCTTACGTGTATTACTAAGGGCTAGATAGAACTTCTTCACTTTTTTGTCTACTGTAATTTTCATTTCACATCACCCTCCAATTCATTTTGAGCAACTGTTATCGCAAAATTGAGATTGGTAATGATCTTCTCCAATGCCTGTTTGTATCGGCTGCTTTCCCCGCTTAGATGCTGAATGTCCTTTTGAGCCTGCCGGAATTGATGAACCGTTACTTCCTGCTGGCGCTTGTTTTCCTCAATGATTTCCTGCTGTTTAACAGAAAGTTCAGCTTGCTCAATAAGCCAAGCAATTTCCTTCTGAGAAATGTATGTCAGTTTTTTAAGACGTTCGATTCTCTCTTTCATATCCGTTCCTCCCATATTGCAGAGAGGACCGGTCCCCTCTGCGTTAAAATTTATATCCGTACTCATAGTCAATTCTTGAGAGATTGCCTTTTGACGTTTGAACGATTGTTCTTCCGTGTTCCGGCGTCTCTGTGAATTGAACAACTTGATTTATCCCATCAATCACAATCACGTAATTTTTGTTTTTTTCCAGTTGATTAAGTACCTGATCCAGATTTTCTATTTTTCTTGGACTGTTCACTGTCAACGCCCCCGTGTGGTATAATAGAACTGTCTAGGTTTCTATTTTCCATACGGTGGCATTTACTAAATGACCATCATTACATCCAATCGTTCATCGGGAAAACTTGCAGCTTTGTCTGTGGTTCTTCCGTTGGGATGATTGGATGTTTTTTTATATACTCCAAACGCTCCTCTTCCGTCATAACCCATGTAATGACTTCTCCATGCTGACGTAAGTTTTTATTCTCTGTCATGTCCTCGCCTCCTTACTCTTCGTTCAATTGTTTGATACGCAGGTTGTAAAGTGTCTCAATTTCATCGTCTGACTGGCGTTCCAGAAATGCTTTTCCATATCCGCCCAAGATAGTGAGCCACTCAATCAAGTGCTGACGTTCTGTCCATTCCAACGGTCCCCGCTCCCTTCTTGATCAATAATTGCATCGCAGCATTTTTATAGTCAGGCGGACATTCTTCATACCGCACAATGACCATAAGTTGGTGAATGGTTGCTTTCTCAAAAGGGAAGGCGCTGCCTGATAAGATCATGTTCCGTCGCATCCTTTCCGAGAAGTCCGTTCATTCGTGGCTGAATGAAGTCACTGCTGGCTTGATCCATAACAAGGAATAGAACCTCGTCTATGTCTCTATCAAGCTCCTCTGAAATACAGATAATAGACTCATTGGCTTCCCACATTTCACGAAACCGCTTGATCTCCGAATCATTCCAGACAAAGTTTTTTTCGATGAATGGTATATACACCGGGCTATCCTGCACGAACCGCCGCAGATTATCTTTTTTGCCTTTCAGATGCGTTCTCTTGATTGAAATTCGCTTATTCGCATTTAACCCATAAGGACGTGGCGGAAGCACGCGGCCTCTTGCAAAGTCAACAATGAGCAAAATGATTTCATCCGGCTTTCTATTCAGCAGCTCGGCCATGTCATAAATGGATTTGCCGTCATACCAGTAATCAACAACCTGACGCATTTGCACCAATGACCATTCAAAATTAAGATCAGTCAAAGCGATTTCTAACCGATCAGCAAGAACCGCAACGCTCATGCCAAACACTTCCTTACCGTCCCGGTATACCGATGAACAATGATCAATCTCTGTTCATGCTGCAGGTTTTTAGAAACCAACCAGTTGTTTGGATTTAAACCGTTTTGCTTGATAATGTCCTTTTGCGCGCGTGTTGGGCGTTTACCGTGTTTCAAACTGCATTCCTCCTAAAGTTTTGATAGTCAGCAATTTTCTGATCAATGAGAGCAATAAGTTTATTAATCTCTTTTTTGCGTTCAGCGTCAGTAAGCTTCCGTTCTGGCTTGAGCTCCCACACGCCGGGCATAATCAACTGAGCCTTAGTTCCATGCACTGTTCCCGCCTCCTTTCGGTATTCGTTTGTCCTCGCCAGTAAACTTGACAACCTTTGTCCCTTTCATCATTCGGGATATGATGCGGCCGCCATGAACACCGTATTTCGCTTGGAGATTTTCGACGTTGTAATTGGTGGTAATGATATTGGGCTTGTCCTGCCGAGACTCAATAATTGTCAGGATCAAGTCCGTGGCCCATGATTCCTCACCGTCTTTGTCCTTTTTGACGTACTCTGCGCCCAAGTCATCAATCACAAGTAACTGGCATTCTTCAATGTTTTTGAGAATAAGGCTTTCTGTTTCCGTCTTATCCCCGTATGAGTTTCGGATTTTCCGTAGCAGCATTTTTGTATTGGCGAAGATCACTTTTTTCCGCAGCTCTTTGACATACTGCGCAACGCTGTGAGACAAGTGACTCTTTCCGATCCCGTAATTCCCTTGTAGTAGCAAGGAATCAAAGTCTCCCCAGTTTTCAAAGTTCTCAGCGTACCATTTCAGCTTTCGAAAGGCGTCCATCTGTGAGTCTGATAAGCCTTTCACGTTGAAATTACCGAATGTGGCCTTCTGAATATCCGGAGGAACCAGACTGTTATTCCAGAAGAATGCGTCCGCTGCTGTTTCTTCTTGAAACTCAATCATTTCTTTTTCAAGTGCAAGGTTGTCACAAGCTAAACACCGGCTATGCTTCTTGCCATTCTGTAAGTAAATCGGAACCTCGTTACCGCACCCCTCGCACTCCCTAACCCCGATCTTCTTAGGGAACAAATGTTGCAAGCTTTTAGGAACTGCTTTAGAAAAGGCCTGTGTATTGGTTTGTTTCGTTTGCTGGGCTGGAATCAAACTGACGGCCTCCCTTTTGATTTAAGTAATTTTCAAACTTGGTACCGAATAGCGTTTCTGGACGAATGAATTTGTTCATTTCCGGATCATTTAACCATTCTTGAGTTTTAACAAGGATGACATGTTTAAAATCATTGAATCTAAAACCCTCGTTCCATCTTGCCTTAATAAGACTTCTTGTTTTCTGTGTAGCTGAACGATAGTTTTTACCGGATACTTTATTCAAAAGGTCGATAATAAGTTTGTAAGGAATCACATCATTTTTGGAAGATGTGTCGTCGAGTTTACTCGACAATATATATTTTTCTTTTTCTTTTTCTTTTTCTTTTTCTTTTTGCCCCCTTGACGTTAACGTGTCGTGGCACGTATCGTTCACGTATCGTGAAAATGATTCCCTGATAGCGTCATTAGGAATATGCGGATAAACAAGCTCTATCAACGTTTTGTCCTTAACTTCCTGCAGCTCTTTTTCAATGCAGTCCATCATTGGTTTTCCAGCTTTATTGAGGTTGTATTTCCCCCACTTGATGATGGCGATTTCCCGCGTATCAGAGTTATACACGACTAACCTATGATGATTTTGAAACCGGTCCATTAGACTGTTAATTGATTCGATAGAATAGCCAATATCAAACGCCATTTGTTTCTTAGTGATGGAATAAATGCCGATCTGTGTTGTAAAAGGATTCGTAAGCAGATAGAGATAAAAATATCTATCCTCTGGCGTCATTTCTTCAAGCACTTTTGGGTCTTGCCAAAATTCAGTCCGAACGTGGCGATACTTAGCCATTAGTTTCCCTCCCTTGCTCTATTGCTTCTCTTTTAGTCAAGGCCCAAGGCGTTCTCTTTCCGTTAACAAGGACTGTACCCAAAAGATTGTCAGCTCTTTCATTTCGGATAACTTTCCCGCCTTGAGAAAGAAGTTTATTCAGAGTCTTTTCATGAGTTGACTTAGATTCACTGACAACCAAATGAAACTTGTTCTTTTGCCAAACATGACTAATTAAATACATGTCACTTACCTCCTTACTTTGGATCAAATAGCACTAAGCATGTATTTGGAGTCTCCGGGAGACTCGACATAAGGGTATTTCTCATGAAAAAACTTGATGGGTACTTTTCCCCTTTCTACCCAGTAACCCATTGCTTTCAAATCATCATTCATTGTTTTAATTCTTAACTGAGCAGTCCGCAATGATTTTAGATTTAAGAGAGTTTTTACGTCATGAGAGTCATAATAATTCTTCATGTAAGCACCTTCCTCCGTAAAGAACTAATCAAAATTGACATATATGACGGTTTAACTTCAAAAAAAATATTTGATAGATACGTTTAGCTTATCAGCTAAATTATTTAAGAATTTCAAGCTGGGCAAAGATTTCCCTTTTTCAATTTTGCTTATATAAGAATCTGAAACGCCCAACATATCAGCAAGTTTCTTTTGAGTTAGCTTTGCCTTTTTGCGCTTTTCTTTAATAATTTCGCCGGTTGTTTTTTTACACAGAATAAGACACCCCCTAACAACTTGACATATATGACGATAAATAAAATATAACACCTTATATAATTCCTGACAAGTAGGTATGTTTATATTTTTTAACTATTTGTCAAATTGACATGATATAATAAAAACATAAAAAGAAGTGATAAGCGTTATCGATATTGACTTTTTATGATAAAAGTAGGTGAATCGAGTGAACAATTTAGTTGGTGAAAAGATAAAAAAATTGAGAAAAGAGAAAGGCTTAACTCAAAAGTCTGTTGCGGAAAAATTAAACATTACTGATAGTTATTTGTCTAAGATTGAGAAAGGTCAGCCGCCTTCATTGACATTACTCAATAAGTTTGCTGAATTTTTCAATGTAGATCGTTCTTACTTCTTTATAGATGAAGCTGAATTAAATAATTTTTCCGAAACAGAAAAAGAATTAATTTTCGAGCCTGACCTTTCTCTCGAAAATGTGAAGGAGAAGTTTAATTTTTTCAAATTAGATGATAAGGAAATTTCGGATGATGAATTACAATTTATGATTCGTGTACTAAAAGCTTATCGGATTTCAAAGAACGATCCTGATTCTCAAGATGAATAGATTTTTTCTCTAACAGTTTGGTTAATTCTTCAACAAATTTCTCGATGTTAATTCCCAATGTATTGACCCCCTGAACGAACCTATGTTCGATTCTGTATTCTTTATTATAATTTATAAGTAAGAAAAAATAAACAAATCGCAA